CTTCCACCGTTAGGATAAAATTTGCTAGTGACATCTTTCATTGTTGTTTCTACAACATTAGTTCCAATACCAACTTCTTGAAAAAGATCTATAGCGTTGTATGGATTATATTTTGCTACAGATATTTGATCTTCTTTAGTATAATAACTAGGTACTCCAGAAGCCAAAGTAGGTCTAGCTAAAGTTATATTTATTTTTCTAGGTTGATTTCTATTATCAGTCCAGAAAAGTAAATCTTCTATTACGTTTATACCGTATATAGGATTAGTTGTTGAAAGGTTTAAAAAAGCGCCTTGAACCAAAAGTAGCTTTGTATTATTAAGTACATTGTACTCATAAATATAATTTAACGCGTTTATTGAATAAGATCTGTTGCTAGAAGATGAGTCAGTATAATCTGTAAAAAACAAATAAACCATACCACTTGCTTCATCAGCTTTGTGACCTATACATTTGGTTCCAGTAGGAAAATCTATATCATTATGATTACCTAAAACATTTTCAAGTGAACCAACGCTATCTCCTTCTGATCTACTAACCTGTACGTTTACGGCGTCTCTATACTCTCCATTAGGAATAAGTCTAGCGTCTAAATCTTTATTTAGTTTACTTTTTAAAAAAGTGTTGGTGATTTTAGGCATATAACTTTATGATTTAATCCATTTAGATTTACCTCTCATGATTTGAGTAAACTCATCTAATTTGATGTTTGATAATCTAATCTTAGCGTTTCTTAATTTCGCAGTCTTTTCTCTGCTAAGTCTGTTTACTACGTATTCAGGTTGATTTGCTCTTGTAGATATTATAGCATGACTTAAGTAAGCATACATTGCTTCCTCGGCCATTTTAGGTACTCTAGTTTCGCCATCAGCGGCTAAACCATCTGATATGTATTCTAATATTATTAATCTCTCAGAGAGATCACTAGAGAAAGAAAACTTATTGTCTCTTTCGTTTATAGTAAACCATCCATTTATTTGAGCAACTTCTGGTTGAATACCATATTGTCCACCAACAGTTCCAAAACCGTTTCCAAAACCACCACCATATATATTAGCCCAAAAAGAACTATTGTCTAATTCATTATTGAGATTTTTTAAATTATTGTCAGCCCATCTTTGATCAACTTGAGATGTTCCTTTTATATTATTACCAAAATTTGACTGAGTAGGTATACCATCACTGTCTTGAAGAGGAATACTATATGGATTACTAGTTAAGGTTGTAGGGTATATAATATGTTTTATTCCAGCTTTATCTACCCAACTCATGCCAACATAATTAACATAATCTTGTGGAATTGGAACACTTAAACTTAATGGAATACTAAGCTCTTGAGATTTAATACTTTTAAGAGTATCATAACTAAATTCTTGTAAACCTCTTTTTGCAAAGAAAAGTATATCGCTTTTTTTAGCTGTACCTATTAATTTACCGTCACCTACATAACCAACCATAAAGTTGTTTATTATATCATTTAATGTTATATATGAATAAGATCCCCAGTTTTCTTGAACAGCTGTTCCATAAGCATCTTGATTACCATATAATCCGCCTTCTATTGATTTTAATTGAACAATAACACTTGTTGTTGCAGCTAAAGCTGAACTAAATTTTATTGTATTATTTGAAACAGTATAAGCAAAAGTGTATTCTGTGTATTGTTGAACTCCCGCTGCCGCAGTGTAAAGTTTAAAATTATTTAAAGCATAATTTGTTTCAAGAGGGTTCCAATTTCCAAAAACTAAATCTGTGTCAAAAGTAGTTTTAAATTCTTCTCCAACTAAACCAGTAGAGGACAAAAACCCTTGAGAACCAGCGTAGTATTGTTGATTGTTTTCAGTGAGTAATGCCATTTATTAACGTTTTAAATTTATTTCTTCTTGCTGAGACTCTTGAGTTGCAGCTTGAACTATTTGAGGATTATTAATTATTATACCAGCATATTTTAATATGTTGATTATAAGGTTGTTTTGCTCTGCAATATCTAATTCAAAATCTATTGAAGTAGTAGTATTGTAAACATATTGTCCTAAAGAACCTATTGTAAATGTCCAAGATGGTGTTGTTGGTGCAAATAAACAGTTTATACTTAACGCTGATGGTTTTGGATCTATGTATACAGCCAATTGTCTAACTGTTGCTGGTGAAACAATCATGTCTTCTACAAATCCAATTGGATATTCTTTTGTTGGTTTTGTTAGAGAAGAATATTGAGTTTGTAAATAATCTTTAAGACTTAAAATTTCAGCAATAGGAGTAGAACTAACCCCTGTGGAATTTAAAAAACTATAAGTATTTAAATTAGCAGATGCTACAGTTGTTGCTTTATCTATTGTTATAGAAGTTACAGGAGTTCCCACTGTTGTTAAAACAGTTGTATTAGCTGGTATTCCCACACCACTTATTATACTTCCAGCTTTTATAGTTAAAGATATATTATTTATATTAAGAGTTGTAGCTCCTGAAGCATTTACACCATTGCTAGTTGCAGAACCAGTATCATTAAAATAATTATAAAAAGGTGTTATAACACCTAATTTAAATATATCTCCAGCTCCTTGATATGTCCATCTAGGATTAGGTAATTCTGAGTGTGTGAATGTGGCTGATCTTTCAAAAGGATGTAGTTTATACGATATGTCTTTAAACATGTTAAAGAATTCTGTATCGTTTTGTCTATTATTTTGATTTAGTCGATTGACTTGATTACCGTCGGGAAAATATGATTCAAATATTTCGTTTTGAACTTGCACAGCAAGACTATTGAATTCAGCTGGAGGAATATAACCCCTCTGCTCTTTATTCAGTATGTATAATACTGTAGTATATACTGTGTTTATATTTACCGCCATTTGTTTTTATTTTTAAAATAATAGTTAGGCCACTCTCTAAGAGTGACCTATCTACTATATAGTATTACATGTTATTTCAACATTTTCTCCACAGATTTGTAAACGCTTATGCCTTCGTCTGTTTTGAAAAATGCAGCCATAGCTGAGTATGGGTTTTCATCAAATGGAACTGTTATTAGTTTTCTATCATTAGATCCCCAATTAATAGTTCTTTTATCTGGAGAAATATTTATAATTCCTGCTTCAGAAGCTCTAATCGCAATATTCCTAAGTTCTATACTTTCATCATTAGCCAATTCTAAAAATAAACTTGGATTTCTTTTAGCAAAAAGAATACCATCTCTTTTTAATTCAGATGATTTCATTTCAGAAACTTTTGATCCAATTTCAACTCTTAAAATAGCTTCTAGTTGATTTATATCCATTTCTCTAGCTGCTATTATAGCATCTATTTCCAATTCTATATCACCTAATTCATCTACAGCTTGTTCTACTGAATCAAATTCTCTATATTTTATATCTTTTAATGGATGATATAAAGACAATAATTTTTGTAAATTTTGTTTTTCTTTTTTAACAGTTAAAACTCCATCATAAAAAACTATATGACCTAATGTTGCAACTCCTCTTTGCTCTTGAACAAAAGGAGAATCTTGATTAGTTGCATATCTAAGTTCTTTTTGAGAACCGTTTACTTCATCAAACCACAATAAAGGATATCTACTAGTATGTCTACCAGGTATGGTGTGACTTACTGGAGAATGAGGACCTTTTAAAAGGTATGTTCTATCTTTAATTTCCCATTTAGGTTTTTCAACTTCATGAGTTTTTACCATCTGTGATGGTTTTTGCACTTCCTGAGGAGCAACCTCAACTTTTTTAGCTGTAGCTTGTTTAGCCATGATATAATATAATTAAATAGTTTTTAAAAGAGTAAATATTACCCCCGTCAATAAGACGAGGGTAAAATTACTTTAATTGCTTATGATTAAACAGCGTCAAACAATACAAAATTGTTAGCAGCTTGAGTCACAAGACATCTCTCAGAAAGGAAGTGAACCTCCATTGCGTCAAGATCAGAAGTGTAAGCACCTCCAACAGATCCAGTCAACCAAGACTTCATACGACGATCATCAGCTTGAGAAGCGCGATAACGTACGTGTAGGAATGGTCGGCGAATGTTAGTACCTAATGTTTGATCATATACTGTAGAAGTTCCAGCAGGAACTAAAACACCATCAATACTAGGAGTTGCAACACCACCACGAGTAGAAGCATCATTAAGATATTTCCAATCTGTTTTGTAGAAGTCATAAGATCCTCTGCGGAAACCACTGAAACCTAAGTTTAATGCCATATCCTCAGAATTTTCAAATACTCCATAAGAAGTTCCAGTAGCATAAGCTGCATTAACTTCTCCAAGCATGTTGTCGATATCTAAAGACATGTTTCTGTTTAAGAAAAGCATGTTTTCTTCAATAGCTCCTTGAGTATCAAGGTTTCTAAGAATGTTATCAAAAGTAGCTAAACGATCTCCAGCAGCATCTTGAGCCGCTGCACTGAAACCAGTAACAACATTTCCTCTAGTCCTAACTGCAGCGAATAAACCTTCTGTTCCTTTAGGAGCTGCTCCTGCAGCAATTGCTGTACCAGAAAGAATCTCACCTTCAATAACAGCCATTTCCAAGTAATCTTCAAAACGTAGTCGTGTCTCAGACTCAGCTTTTAGATACCAAAGGAATCCACCAACTCCGTCTTCAGTAGAAACTTCTACCCAGCCAATTTGAGCTGTGTCAGATCCGTTTATAGCGAATTTGTCTTTGATGATAATTGGAGAGTTATTGAATTGAGTAAATGATGGAGTAACTGAGATTCTATTAGCATCAGTTGTTCCTTTACCATATTCAGAACCATACACAAATATCTTGAGATTAACAAGTGGAGCCATAACGACTTCTCCAGCTCCTGCTCCAGCAAGATTTGTTTGTGTGTAAGGTGCAACATCAACAACTCCAGCGGCTAATCCACCTCCAATTGTTGCTCCAGAAGCTGTAACAAAACATTTAAGTTCTGCACCAGTTGCTGGGTTCATAACTACAATTGTAGAACCTGGAGATACTACGTTCACAATGCCAGCGGCAACGGGAATAGTAAGTCTTAAAGGTGCTGCTGCTGTAGATACTACGTTTTCATAAGAAATATGTAAACGATTTTGCTCAGACCAAATAACCTGATCAGATGTCATAGGCATTTCAGCTCCTACCATACGCAAGAAACCAGAAAGAGTTCTGTTTCCGTAGCGCTCTACTTCTTGTTCGTAGATCTCAGGGAGATACTGTTGTGCGAAATCTGCGGTTCCGTCTGTGAAATTTATATAGTTACCCGCCAATGTTTGTTGGATGGGTGTTGGCACCAATGATCCAAATGCTGGTGCCGGTGTTAATACTGCCATAATTATTTATTTTAAATTTTTATTTTTTTAATTGATATTCTTGAAGAATCTCTTGAATTATCACTTAAAACTTTTACTTTAATACCGTTTTTAAATCCATCAGACTGTGAAGCCTGTCTTAAATCTGTACTAGGGTTTTTAGAATTACTAACTACATCTCTGATAGCGTCAGCTTTTCCTTGTTCGTAAAAGTGATTAGCAATAGTGTCTGCGTTTTCAGCGGCATAAATAGCTTTATGATAACCTTTTTTATCTTGTATCTTACCTTGTTTGTCAAAGAACTTCCCGACTAGGTTTGTGATATTTGATTGTTTATCAGCTAATTTGTTCGGATCCTGTACTCCATACCTAAACTTCTTTTCACCTACATTGAAATCAAAACCTTTGAAATCAGAGTTAAAATAGCTTTTGGTTTGGTCAACAAAATCATTATGACGCTCATCAACAGTCTCCTGCTCCTTCGTATAGCGGTTGAAAAATTCCATTGCTTTTTGTTGCTCTTGAGTTACACCCGGTCTCAACTTGATCTCGTCGTAATATTTACTCTTAGCGCTATCCAAAAAGTTTTTTGCTTTTGCAACCTCTTCTTTTATTGCGAGTTTCTTTTTGCGGATCTCTCGCTCCTCTTCTAATTCTTCATCATAAGAAAAATTGTCTTCCATTAGAAAAGCAATTTCTTCGTTATCTAAATGTGGTTTTGTTTGCTTGTAAAATTCTCTTAACAATGTATCATTGTCTACGTTTGAATAATCAGCATTTAATCTTACATAATCCTCTATGTCACCACCTGTTTCTTCCATAAATGAAACAAGCTTTTCAATATTTTCAGGTAATGGTTTACCAGTTATTTGAGCATCTCTTTTAGCTTCTTTAACTTCTTTAACTACTTCTTCAATTACATCTTCTGTAATTTCTTGCAATATTGGCTGTTCATTTTGTATTTCTTCAATGGACTCGGGTAATTCTTCTCCCACTTTTTCGCTATCTCCGGATGATTCGCCCACAGGAACTTCCGCTGTTTCTCCGATTTGAATGGCATTGTCTTCTGTGTTTTCTGTTGAAGGTATAACTACTTTAGTTACTTCTTCTTGTTTTATTTCATCTTTAGGTTGAGATAAATCAATTTTTGTAACCTCATCCGATTTGTTTAATTTCTTCATTTTAGGCTTTGACTTTATTTTAAAGTCGCCTTCTTGTTTTACTTGTTCTGACATAATATAATATAATTAAATAAATAAAAGATTTATTCTGGACCTAATGACCCAAGATTAAACCCGCTTAAATCATCATTACCTTCAGATTCAAAATTTATAGGTAATAAATCATTTTTTCTTTGATCAATCATTTCAGATTGTTGTGTTCCTTGTATTCTAGTTCTTTTGTCTTTTCGGTCTTCTATATCTTGCTCTCTTTGATTTTCAACACCAGCTCTAGCTTTTGCTAGTTGCATTTGATAATTAAACTCTTCAGCCATAAGCTCTCTTTTTATTTGAGCTTCATTTTGCATACGCTGTATTTCAAATTGAGATTTAGCTTGTTCAATACTTACTTTTTCTTGAGTTAAAGCTTGTTGTTTTTGAACTTCATACATTGCAGCAGCTTCTGAAGCTTTAGCATTTGCTTGTGCTTGGGCTTGAATATTTTGCTGAGCTGCTTCTTGTTTTTGCTTTTGCCTTTGAGTTTGTTTTAATTTTAAGAATTGATTAGCTAATTTAATATTGTTTATTTCTCTTATATCTATAGCATCTGATAAGTCTATTGATTGAGTTTTAAGAGCAACTTGAATGTTTTGCTCTAGTTTAGCTTTTTCTTCTTCTTCTGGTTCTAATTGCAAATAAATACCAAAATCATGTATTTGTAAATTAACTAATTCTTCTAATGTTTTAGTATTGAACGTACTTATAGAATTCATTAATGAATTTCTAGTCAAAGGATTAGCTATTAAATCTGCAGCTTTTAAACTTATATTCTCACAAGTTCTTAAACCTATATATAATAATGAATCTAATAAATGCCTAGTTGCAACATTTGAAGCATTAGCAGCCATTTTTTGTAAACCAACTAAAGCGTCTTTATCTGGTAAGCTACCGTCTCTTGCTTCGTTTAATCCAGTTACATCACGTATCATTTGTAAATAATACTGATATGTACCAATCAAACTTTGAATTTTTGCTTGACCAGAAGATGATGATAATTCTGAAATAGGTACTTTACCAGCGTTCATTCCACCTTCTTGTGTCAATGATCTTCCAACTATAGAACCAGTTTGGAAATACATATTTAAAGCTTCAGCTGGATTATAATTAGTTCCATTACCTAAATCAACTTCTGCTAAACCATCCATATCTAAGAATACACCATCTGGTACTATTCTAGACATAACCTGTTGTAACTTAAGATGGGTGAGTTGTATCATATCTGCAAAACCAGTTATTTTACCAACTAAAGATTCAATACGTCCTTTATATAGTCTTGGTGCAGAAATACAATAATTCATTTTAACTCTAGTAGTATCAGCATAAGGTCTTGTCATGTTTTCAGCAAGCTTCCATTCTAACATGTGATTATTACCTAAAACTTTAGCTCCAGTATATAAAACCTCTATAGTTCTTGTTACTATATCATATCTATCACTTTCTGGTGGATTATAACCATCAGATTTTATTAAAGCTTTTTCTAAACCTTGATCTGTCTTTTTTATTTTAAATACTTGATTATGATATGTTTTATATTCAAAATACATTACCTGCACTGTGTTTTCATCGTAATTACCCCAACCAGTTATATATTGAGAATTACCAGGCATTTGCTGTATTTTTAATAATTCTTCTTCTGATATATTAGGATATTGTTTTTTTAATTCAGGTATTGTTATTGATTTTACTTCACCTACGTAGTATATATCCTGAAAATTAGGATCTTCAGTATATGAATAAACCATATAAGATGGATCTACATAATCAACTCTTATACCTTCTGTTTTATTAAATTGAGTTTTACAAGCTCCTATACCTAAAACAGTTAGATCATATGCTAATCTTTTTTTTATTTCTTCGTATTTATTTAAATCTAAAACATTATTAATAACTTCTTCTTCTGCAATTTCAACTTGCTGTTTGAAGTTCATTTGCATATACAATTCTAATTCTTCTTTACTAGCTGGTAATTCTTCTGGATTAGAAGTATTAAATATATCTACATTAAGATTTTCTTTAAACTCAGTTAAAACAGGTTTTAAATTTATATCTCTAAGTACAGCTTGAGCATATTTTGTTTTTTCTTGTGTAGAATATGGATCTTGAGCTACGGTTTGTATTTCATAACCTTTATCAGACATACCATTAACAACAATATCAACAAATTTTGATATTACATTTACAGGTTTCCAATCTAAATTAAGATATGATAAATCACCATTTATTGATAATTCATTTTTATATTTAGCTACAGACTGTTCTCCACGAGCATATAATCTTAATTGATGAAAATTACTGTAAGCTTGAGCATATCTATTACCTGATCTTCCTTCTTGGAACCATTCATTCTCAATAGCTCTACCTACTTGAATACCATAGTCTAAGCTTGATTTTACTTCATCACTAACAACCTGGCTAGGAAAAGAGCTATTTGTGTTGGTTTGGATTCTCATTTATTAAATTATTTTTGAAGTAGTTCCACTATTATTATATTTCTTTATACCTAAATCAATAGGTTTATATATTTTTTTCTGAGCAGGTATATACCTATTCTTATTGCAAGCCATTAAAGCTAATCCTGAACTAATAGAAGCATCATGCTTTGTTCTATTATTTATATTGAACTTAGCCCAATCGTTTAAAGTTCTTTGGAAATACATATCTCCATAACCATTTTCTAAAATACCAACATTAGTATTTATATATGTTTCAATTGCAGCTGCATGAGCTTGCTTTATATCTTCACTTGAATTTGGTATTCCACCTATTTCTCTTTCAGTTACTGATAATTTATTCCAAATTTTATCTGGCCTGTTCATCGAATAACCTCTATAACCTCTTCTTTTAAAATGATATAATAATCTAGGCTTATTATTCTCCGCTAATATAGGCATACCGTAAAAAATACAAGCCATTAAAACGTCTTCAAAAAATATCTCAGCTGTTTGAGGTCTAGCTATATATTCTAAAAAGAAATGATTAGGTGGTACGTTTTCCATACTAAACTTAGTTAAGCCATGTAAAGAACCATTAGAACCTCTACCATCTACTGTACCTGATATATCATAACTATCACAACCAAAAGCACCTAAGTGCTCATTACCAGGGTGTTTACCTTTGTTATTTATTACAATTCTATTTTGTAATTCTAAAGAAGGCACCCATGATATATTAAACCTACCATCTTTATTTGGAACAAATATAACTCTAGTATCTTTTTGTCCGTTTTCCCATTGAAAAGTACCAGTGGTTATTGTTGAAGTATTTTTTAAATCAACGTTGTAATCTATTTGCTCATATATTTTTGTAAGATTAAACAAAGATTCTTTTGCTTCATCCCTAAAAGCGTGTTCTTCTGTTCTTGGGAACTGCCTAAAATATTCATTTAAACCGTCTTGATCTTGTTTTAAACCTTCAACTTCATTGTTCCAATGTTCTATAACTCCTTGTTCTATAACATCACCAAAAGAATCTACTGTTTCTTTTTTAGGTATATCAAATACTGGATAACCATAACAATCTATAAATCCTTCATAATTCCATTCCATTGGTATAAATAAAGAATACAAGCCTGAGCTTGTTTGACCATTAGCATTTCTTTTTTCAACATTAGAACTATAATAAAGCTTTTTAAAGTTTTCACCTCCTTTATCTAAAGCGTTTGATGTTGAACCCATCATGCATTTACCTATA